TGTCTGTATGTCTAAATGGCATGATGTATTTTAACTCTTTTTAAGTAAATTCACTAGGCGAATTGCCGCATCAACGCTATCTATTCTAGCAACAGTTGATCCATGCCAGTTCAGCATAAACGCTTCTTGGGCTGGGGTGTAGCGAGCAACGGCAGATGACTTAATTTCAACTAAACAAGTGATTTTATTCACTCCAAGCACCAAATCAGGAAAACCACCAGCCATACGACTACTGTCAAATACCGAGCAACCCATATCCTTAAAGGCTCTGACAATCTCTGCCTGGTTAGAATCGACTCTTTTTGCGTATGCCATATTTATAGGTTAGTATCTGATAACTTATTGATTTAAGGGAACATTGTGAAGATTCTACTACTAGATATTGAAACATCGCCTAATGTAGCCCATGTCTGGGGTATATGGCAACAGAATGTGGGATTATCCCAGTTGCTAGAATCATCGTACACCTTATGCTATTCAGCTAAATGGTTAGGCGAAAAACAAATATATTTTGATTCCACATTTAAAAGTACCTCTAAATCTATGCTTGAAGGAATACATGGATTGCTAGAAGAAGCTGATGCGGTAGTTCATTACAACGGCACAAAGTTTGATATGCCTACGCTAAATAAGGAATTTATTATTCACAGAATGAATCCGCCAGCACCATCTAAACAAATTGATTTATTAAGAGTAGTTAAAAGCCAGTTTAGATTTCCAAGCAACAAATTGGATTATGTAGCCCAGCGATTAGGTCTAGGCAAAAAGAAAGAGCATGAAGGACATATTCTTTGGGTCAAATGTATGAACAATGACCGCAAGGCTTGGAAAACAATGGAAGATTACAACATTCAAGATGTGATATTGCTTGAAAAACTCTACAACCGCCTATTGCCTTGGATTAAATCACCAATTAATCAAAATATAATGAGGGATCGTAATGGTTTCTTATGCCCTACTTGTTCTAAACCATCATTAATGAGCAAAGGTTATAGATACACCACTACTGGAGCTTATCAGCGATATCAATGTAAGGCTTGTGGTGGATATAGCACAGATACCAGAACAATTATTCCTCACGCCAAACTTAAACATTTAGCATGAAACTTACTCCAGAAATTTTACGCAATTTGTATGCAACTTTGTATTGTTGCTATCCATTTACAAAATGGAATATGCCATTGCCAGAAGAAGTAGATTTTATCGTATCGCCCGATCCTGAAACTATGGGTACATATATGTACGATACGGGTGAAGATTATGAACATACGATTACTATTTCATCTGCTAGATGTGGACACCTATATACAGCCCTCACAACCATCGCACATGAAGCCGCACACATGTCTTTTCATCGGCAAAAAGGCGATAAATGGTTACATCATTCCGCTAATTTTCGTACCCGTTGCAAAATGATTGCACAAGAACTGGGCTTTGATCCTTTAGAGTTATAAAGCTATCCATATTGCTAATGGCAATAAAAGCATAATAACTATTCCAAAATAGAGAAATAAATCATTTAACGACAATTAGATGTCTTTCAAAAAGTTCTGCAATGGTGGAACGATATGCACTCTCCCACATCTCAACCCTTTCGGCTTTTGACCATGTATTGCCTTGGTCAAGTTCCGCATGGCACTTAAAACACAAGGTCGCAACCCGATAATCGTGGGCTTTAAGTCCTCTACCTTTGCCATCTCTAAGCTGATTGGAATGTGCGGCAACTGTTGTTCCATCATCTAATCCGCAATTCTGACATGGTATTGTAGCAACTGCTTTAAGTAGTTTGGGGTTGCGGTACATACTCAAGAGTTGATTGCTCCAATTTAATTGATAAATCTGCCAATTCTATAGCCACATCAGTAGCTTTATCAAAATGCCCTTTAAGAGTTAAAGAATGATAAAGCGCAAGTTTGGCTTTAATTAATAAATACACTTCTGAATAATCGTTCATCCCAACATCCTTTCAACTTGTCTATTCGTGGCTTGTTGCGTTCTCCAAGTTTCCCAACGCATCTCTGCCGCCCTTATTTCCCATCTTAGCTTTTCTACTTCTTCTGTTGCAATCCCGATAGCCTTACATAACTCTTGATATTCAACACTTCTATATGCTTCTCTTTCTTGCGCCCCAAGGGAAGATTCGCCCGATTGCGCCATCTTAATTGCTTTAAGACTAGACTTAAAGGCTTCGACCTCTGCCAACTTGCCCCGAGCCGCCGCATACGCCCCAGCTTTTTTAAAGATAAATTCAACCGCATCATTTGGATCATATTCTTTACTCATATTAATTCCAATCCTTGTTGCATTAGGCGTTCATTTTGCAAACATTCATAATCTTTGTTTAATTCACAACCTATCCATTTTCTGCCTAAATTTTGTGCAACTTGCCCAGTTGTTCCACTACCAAAAAAAGGATCAAGAATAATATCACCAACTTTACTACCAGCCAAAATCATTGGTTCAACAAGTTCTTGTGGAAATACTGCAAAATGCGCCCCAGAATAAGGTTTTGTATTAATTGACCACACAGAACGCTTATTAGCCATATCGTATGATTTTTCTAATCCTGAATGTGGTTGCAGTCCTGTACCTTCATTGTGATATTTACCATTTGTTCTATCCCTTGTTCCCCAATCTTCTTTAACTGGGTCTTTTATGGCTTCATTGTCAAAATAATACTTAGGATTTTTTGTAAGCAAAAATATATATTCATGAGCTTTGGTGCAACGATCTTTCATTGATTCTGGCATAGGATTAGGTTTGTGCCAAATAATGTCTTGCCGTAATGTCCAACCAAAATCTTGTAAAGCAAACGCTAAACGCCAAGGCATACCCATTAAATCTTTTTCTTTATAGCCTTCTAATTTATTGCCACGCTTTGCACTATGTTCAAATTCTGATGCTTTTTGACTTGCTATTGAATTGGCAACAACCCTTTGACCTTTGCCTGGTCTGTAATTGTAATAACTATCTCCAAGATTTACCCAAAGAGTGCCGTCATCTTCAAGAACATCCCATACGCAAGCAAATACTTCAACCAAATTATCTATAAATTCTTTTGGTGTTTGTTCATTGCCAATTTGCCCATCATGCCCATAATCACGCAATCCGTAATATGGTGGGCTAGTTATGCATGATTGCACTTTAATGCCATCTTTAGCCATTTGCCGCATTGAATCACGACAATCCCCCCAATAGACTTTATTCATTTAGCCATCCACCATAAACCTATATTGGATACTGAATATCCCCCATAGACTATTAACATTGGGATATTACCTTTAAATCCTTGCTCTAATGCTATGTAAGCATAGATACAGCCAGTTAAAACAATGAGCCAGCTTGACATTTCCATTCCCCCTCTTGTGCTGTGTTACCTAATTTGTATTGTTCTGCGTAATCATCCCAGACTTGCTGGCTAAACTTAGTTTTTATTATATATTTTCGAAAGGTAGCTAGTCCCCATGTTCTGCGCCACAGAATTAATTGCCTTACCAGACAACGATGCTTGAATACGGGATCGGTATTGCCCCATCGTTTCTCCTGGATTTGGATTAATTTCAAGCTCACGCCCTTTTGCTAATGTAAGTTCATCATTTGAATACCAAGGAATTTGAGGCTTTTTAGCTACAGTTGGTGCTAAATCAATTTCATCCTCAAACCTACCTTGATTGAGCCAAGTTTGAGCATGACAAATAAACTCTTTATCGGTGTCTTTAAGTTGCCAATATTTGATATGGTTAGGTAGAGCTTTTAGTGCTTCTTCTTGATCTTGTTTGCTTAGTTTGTTCCAAGCCTTTTCTGCCGCCCTTTTTGCTACTTTTCTTGGATAAAGTTCCCAAAATGTCTGAAACATTGTATTTTTCCCCTGTTTTATCTTGTACCATTGCCTCTACTAAAGTGCATATTACCCCTTGTTGCACTAAAAATTTTAGCCCAGCTTTGTCATAACTTACTTCGACTTCGGCTGAACCATCTTTGTTTTCTTTAACTTTTTTTACTGTAATTTTCATTGTTTGCTCATGTGTGCGTTATTAAAGCCGTTTTGATAGCCATGATTCCAAATCTTTTGTAAATCTTCATAGGTATATGGCGATCCATCTAGCTTAACAATGTCTTTTAAAGTTGCTTCATAAATTGGTTCTTTAGTAGCTTCTTTATAAGCTCTATAACCCAACAAACCTAAATCTATAAAAATTAAACTTACAAATCCAACCCACCAGACTGTGCCAGCATTGAAATAATAAAGAAGTATTGCGGCAATAAAATAGTTCATTCTTATATCTTATATTAATTACTAATGATTAATTATCTTTACCTTTCGGAGAGCAAACCTAGCCTACCTAGGTTGCCTTCATACACTTTACCAATCGGTATCGCATAACCCGCCAGACTTACGAGGAGTAGGCTCTGGCTTCGCCACCTACATTGCGCTGTTTCATCCTCTTACCCTACTGGTAACGCTATAACCTTAGATCGCCACGATGTCGTTAGAGCCGCCAATCTAAGGGAAATGAAGTATATATCTATTTTTCGTCTTTAGGTATCAACTCAGGGAAAACGATATGCCAGGTCTTAGGCAAAAGGTCTTTTCTGGTGATTAATCCATGACTAGCAACTTCTAGGCTTGCGCCCAAAAATACATATTGTGCATGAGGTATGCCCTTTTTGCGCCACATAGAAACCGCTGGAACGCTGATGTTGCATAGCTTTGCTACTTTTGTGCATCCCCCCAAAAGGTCAATTATTTGGCTATCGGTAAAGTTTATTTTATTGTCCATTAGGTAATCTTAATGCTTTTGCCTTTATGGTTGCAAGGGCTTGCACATCTTTTTAAGCTATGTTAATGTATTGCTACCGAATGGTTCGGTGAGTAAAAAGGAGAAATTATGAGTAATGATATGGCTGATTTAGAACAGGAACTAAGCTGGATATTTATGGAACTAGAAACTGGTAGTCCTTTACGGAAAGATCAGATTGAAACCCTTAAATACGCTTGTGGGTTTAACCCAAAGCCTGTTTGTGTAAAGCACTTAGAAACTCTTTTTAATGACTTTTCAAATATTTTTAGGAACGCAAAATGATCGTGGCAGAAACTCAACAAAATACCAGTTACAAATTACCCCCAAGCGGATTAGTCCTTGGTAGCTTAGTACGCATCCTTGACTTAGGAACTCAAAAGGTTACTTGGCAAGGTGCAGTCAAAATGCAACGCAAAGTGATGTTTACTTTTGAATTGCATGGTGATGGCTACGCAATGGAAGATGGCAAGCCAATGGTTCAATCCAAACGCTACACGCTATCTTTAAATCAACAATCAGGTTTGCGGGCTGATTTAGAAAGCTGGGCTGGAAAAGGTTTAACAGACGATCAACTCAAAGGTTTTAACCTTAAAGACTTACTTGGAAAATGGGCTTATCTCAATCTCACCCATACCGAAAGAGATGGAAAGAATTATTGCAACATCATGGGGCTAAACCCAGCTCCATCATCAGTTGCTAAAGCTGGATTCCCAGACATTGCGAATCCTTTTATTTACTTTAACCTTCAAGAATATGACAAAGCTGTATTTGAAAGCCTGTCAGATGGATTGAAAAAAGTAATTATGGAATCTGCTGAATGGCAGAACTGTAATGGTGGCTCACCAAATGAGCCTGACACGCTAAACGATATTCCGTTTTAGAAAGGGTAATACCATGAATAGCACGATTAAAGACACGATAAATTCAACCGCCATTCGAACTTTTGAAGAAGTCGGATATGACGATGAAAGACCAGTTATGGCATTTAGTCGTGAAGGAATGAGGTCAGTCCTTAATACGGCTATTCGGGTATGTGCCGATCAAGTTAGTGATCCAGTTGAAAGAGAATTAATACTTAATTTAGGCGAATAGCCAAATTTATAGGGGGAAGTAAAAATGTTAGTAAAAAGTGAGCATAGCTCTGATGCTGGGCATTGGTATCACGCCGATACAGGCGAGCCAGCCTATACGATTAAGAAATCTGATGGCACAGGAATCCGCAATACAACGCTAAGAGATGCTAGGAAATTAAACTTAGTCCCATCAGTAACAACCATATTAGGGCAGATAACCAAGCCAGGGCTTCAGGTCTATCTAAACCAACAAATTCTTCTATCAGCTTTAACTTTGCCAAGGAATGAAAATGAGCCAGAACCAGCATGGTTGGAAAGGGTGTTATTTGACTCAAAAGAAGCGGGAAGAAAAGCCGCAGAAAGAGGAAATACCATCCATGCCATCATTGAAACTTACTTTGCCAATGAAGTTTATATCCCAGAGTACCCCAAGTATGTCTATGAAACGGAACAAGCCTTAGATAACGAGCTAGGACTTCATAAATGGGTCGCAGAGCAGAGTTTTGCTTCAAGCCTACGCTATGGGGGCAAATGCGACCTTTACGCCCCAGCAGACCCTTTAACAGAC